TCCTGAAAGGACTTCGGCTGCTTGCGCAACCAAGCGTCGTACGTGGTGTCCCCGGGCAGGGTCCCGACGTTCTCAGCCACCCACTGCTGCCGGCGGCTCTTGATGAGGGCGTTCCGCTCATCGACAGACAGCTGGGACCAAGCCCCCTTGCCGAGTTCGGCCTTCGCCTCAGCCCGAAAGTCCTTCTCCCGCATCCTCCGGGTCCGTTTGTCCCGCACGAACGGGCGGTCCGGCATCATGGCCTCGATCCCATCCCCGTCCAGCTTGGCGATCATGACCGTCCGGCAGCGAGGATGGAAGGGAGGGCGCCTCGGCGAGCCTTCAATCCGCGGATGCGGCACGTTCTCCATGTCCCCGCCCACGATCAGGGCGTCGTAGTGCCCGTCCCGGGCCCGGCAGATCGGGCTCGTGCGTCCATCGAGCGTGGCGACAGCCATCAGGGCCTGAATCACGTCCGCATTCTCGACGAACACCTCGGTGCGGGCCGTGTTGCTGGCGTGGTTGACCATCGTGCGGGCGATCGCGTCCGCGTTCTGCCGTGTGAGCTCCTGTGCCTTCATCACGCGGTTGATGATCTCGGGAGTGCCCTCTCCCTGCACCATGCCTGCCTTCACAGCACCCGAGATGCGCCTGAGATCGGCTTCCTCCAGATCCACGAACCACTGCAGCAGGTCGGTCGCCATGTCGACCCCGCCGAAGGGCGTCTCGCGAGCGAGCTCCTGCACAGTCGCGACACTCGGGGCCGCAAAGTTGATCTCCACTGGGACTGCATTCGAGAGAGCCTTCACCGTGGCGTTGATGGTGTTCTCAACGATGTCGTCCGAGAGGCCTCCCAGCTGACTGCCAACGCCCTGAATCAGCGAGCTGCGCATGCGCTTGATCTCGCCGACCATGTTCTGCCAGCGTTCGGTGGTGAAGTCGACAACCCCGCCCGTCTTCTCCATCCTTTGGGCAATACGGACGTTCAGCTCGGCGTCCGCCTTGCGCAGCTCGCCGAGGATGTTCTGCACCTCACCCTGCGTCATCCTCTGCAGGTTGACCGTGTGCTGCAGAAGCGAGTCGTAGAGCTCTTCGTTCGCAGCCACTACACACCCATCCCGAGATCCATCGTCTCGTTCTGCAGCAGGGCGGCGTCCGCCTCTGCGTCATAGTCCTCATCCAGCAGCCCAGCCCGCTTGAGCTCGTTCGTGTAGGCAACGCGCGAGATGGCGCGGTTCTTGAAGCTCTCCACGAGGGCACGCAGGCCTTCTCCGCCCGCGGGGGGCGCTGCGAAGCTCGTCTTGATGTCCACAGAGCCTCCTGAGGGCTTGCCCATCCACTTGGCGGTCAGTTCGAGCGCCGTTTCTACCGTGTCGCAGAAGCGCAGTGTGACGTCCTGCAGCGGGCTCGTGGCCTCGGCCGTATCGAGGCTGCGTGCGGTCGCTGTCTCGCGATTGGGCCGCTTCTTCAGGAACTCGGCGCCATAGGAGCCCATCTGCTCTTCGAGGTCCTTGATCTCAGTCCGCCCCACACCGAGCGCCACGCCGCTGTGCTCGACGTAATAGGCCCGTGCCTGCGTGTCCGGCATGTAGATCCAGCGGTGCGGACCTACGACGAGCTTCTGGGTCTCGTCAGTGGCACCTGAGAGGGCCAAGATAGGGAACCGAGCGACCGTGAGACACGCTCGCTGGTCGCTCATGCTCTGCCAGTGGGCGATGTTCAGGTCGGCGAGGTCCTCGATCGAGGGCTTGCCCAGCATGAAGTCCTTGCGGTCGCTGTAGAAGGTCACGATCGGGATCTGGTCGATCTCCATCAGGTACTGCTCGACGATCGACCAAACGACCTTGCGCGTCTTGGCCCTGACGGCCTGCCAGAGCGTGACCTCCACGCCCGAGGGCGTCAGGACCATCTGGCGGATCTGCTCGACCGGAACGATCGCGAAACCCTCACGCCGACTGACCGTCTCGTAGAAGCGCACTTCCTGCAGCTGCTCCCGGCCATCGACGACCTTCGCCTCGGCAAAGAAGAGCCTCTCCGGGCACAGGTGGACCCAGTAGGGCTGGCGCCGGTCGTTCGCCAGAGTCAACGGGCCGTCCGTGCCGGCCCGTGGCATGTCCACCAGAATGTGCGTGAAGGACTTCGCGAGGCCCTCCCTGAAGCAGTTGCGCGAGAAGACCGTCAGGTTGTTGCCGAGGGTGTCGATGTCCTCGCAGAGATCCACGATCTCTGCGGGGACGTCCTCCTTCAGCTTGACCGGCTCCCCGAACGGCCTGCCCACCCATGATTCGAGAGTCAAGCCGGTCATATTGAGCAAGGTCGCCCGCTGGAGTCGCTCGGCGTAGCGCTCATTCGACTCAGAGATGTGCTGTGGCAGGTAGAGCTGGCCGGCGGCACGCATGGCGCGCGTCCCACCCAGTACGCTCTCGATCTTGGCCCACGCGGGCGCCATGAAGTCGTACTGGTCGATCGTGGTGGCCGGACTCTGCTTATCCTTCGCCATCAGAAGCCCCCTGTTTTGATCTGCCGCCGCTTTGCGCGGACCCTGTAGCGTGTTTCGTCAGCCACGTGATCCTCGGACTCCGTGTCCGCATCGTCCAGATTCTTCGAGCTGCGCGTGAGCGTGGGCACTGTCCGCCGGAACTGCTCACAGCGCTCGGTCACGAACAGACCCGGCTCTTCCCGGGGCAGGAGCGCCGCGTTCCGCATGTGCTTGCGGATCTGGTCCCAGCCTTGGATCCGGCTGCCTGCGCTCTTGTCTGCCTCATCCCACAGAACCCCCGCGCGCCGCATGTCGCCCGCGATCGTCTTGTCGGCCTCGTACGGGTCGAAGATCGACCTGTCAGCAGGCCCAACCAGAACCCTGCCGCGGAGCCGCCACCGGTCCTCTCGCTCTATGATACCGCGACCGATGTCCTGCGCCAACATACGCAGGCCGACGTTCTCCTTGCCAGTCCAGCCGTACCACTCGTCGAGGCGAATCAGGTCGCCCGGGACCACACCGAAGGCCCTGCCGTCCAATATGAGAGGCTCCCCGTTGCTTTCGGCCCACCAGCCCACCGAAAACGGCTTTGCGCTGCCGTGGTCATAGGCCCGGTCGATCCGCCAGAGCTTCGGGATCAGGTGGTGGGGGATATTCGGGATGACGTGGACCTTCTTGTCCCAGACATCGTCGAACATGCCGCCGGCAGTGATGTCCCAGTCGCCGTAGATCCAAGCCCGCAGCTCGGACTCATTTCGGGCTGCATCCCGGAGCCTCTTCACGTAGTCCGGGTCAGCGTGCAGCAGGACCTTGTTCTCGCGCAACTCGCCGTGGATGACGCGCTTCTTGCTGCCGTTGGCGTCGATCAGCAGCGGCCCAACGATCTTGCCGTCCATCAGGGGCAGGTGGTAGCGGCTCTTGACCCAGTTGTGGCCCACGCCATAGGGGTTTGCTGTGGAGCAGACCTGTTTGGGGATGTTGGGCACTGTGGACCGCAGACAGCTCTTCATGGCCTTCAGGCATTCGTCTGTGGGCCACGTGCAGAGCTCTTCCCAGCCTTGGAATGGGTAGGCGTGGCCGTGGTAGCGCCAATAATCGGTCGGCTTCTCGAAATGGCTGAACCAGAGCTTCTCCTTGGTGGGGAAGGTCCAGACGTGATCCGAGCTGTTGTAGCGTGCCTGTGGGCAGAGCTGGCTGAACCAGCGGATGGATTTCTCGATGATGTCGCGCAGCTCAGGGAACGAGCGGCGGAAAATGATGCCGCGCCACTCGTTGCCGAAGCCCTTGCCGACGTGCTGGTAGTATTTCATCAGGAGCGCGTCTGTTTTTCCCGGTCCGCGGGGGCCTTCATACAGGATTTCCTCGTCAGGGCACGCAAGGAAGGCCTCCTGCGAGCCCGGCAAGGGCGCCCACGTCATCTGCTCCTTGCCGAAAAACGGACGCAGCCCATCGGGCGTTACGCGCCACTCGATGCCGCGTTCAGTTGACAAGCGGACGCTCGTCTCCATAGAGGGGGCGCGGATTGGTCAGATTGAGTTCGCGGTAGGCCTCAAGTGCGGACCGGGCGACATCGCTCGGGTCGCGCTTGTCCTTGTAGCGGTCGCAAAGGCCTTCCGCTATCGCGCCCGCAGCCAGTTCAATCTTCGTCGCTTCCTGAAAGCTCCGCTCCACGATCGTCGCCCTCAGGATGTGCGGCTTCGCTGAACTCCGAACCCAGATCTCGAAATACTGTGTCCGGTTTGGGCGCTCCATCAGCTTCAATTCCACATCGGGTTTCGTCGACAACTTCAGCCTCCACGAAATCCGCCCATGCTTTCTGGGCGGGGACAGCGAGGATCCCTGCAGTGATGCTGCCAGAGACCTCGAACTTCTCCTTGTACTCAGGGATGTGCCGCTTTGCAAGCAGTTCCAGCAGGCGACTGTCGTACTTGCGAATCGAGCCCGCCAGAACGCCCTGCTGGTAGACCGGCTCATCCCAGCCCATGATTGCGCGCCGCATGATCTCGCTCTCAACCGACTCCTTGAAGTCGCCATAGGCCTCGTCTGCAGCGTTCCTGAAGTCGATGTCCGATTTCAAGTGCTCCTTGACTGTGGCCGGCGAAACGCCCGACTCATGAGAGGCACGCTGGATCTGCCCAGTCAGGCGATACAGCATCAGGAAACGGGCCTTGCGGTCTGCATCAAAGCGCGTAGGCACGGAGCCACTGCTGGCGGCTACAATTCCATTCACGGACTGCTCCTACACCGGTTGGGTACAGCTCGGTGGTGTGACCGCACTTGCTGCAGTAGATACGGTAGCCTGCGGGTGTTGCGTCCGCAACAGCGAAGGGCCAGCCGTGTGTGGGCTTGGGTATGGGCTCCGCTCTGCGGGAACCAGCAGGGTGTCCGTAGCGATTCGTCCAGCAGGCTGGGCAGGGCTTGAATTGGCGGTACTGCCAGTGCTTCATGTGGCGCTTGTAGAGGGGGTTCATTTGGTTCTAGGCTCCTAAGTGGTGCTATGTAAGCAGTTGTGTGCTTGAGCACTTGTTTTGGTTTTTGGGCGTTTCTGTTATGCGCTCCTAACCTCAATATACGGCATATCTTGCCGACCACTTCACGATGAGTAGTGGATTTTGAGTAAATCGTACAGGCCAGAGAATAGAGGGTAGGTAGGGGGGCTATTCCTTATATCTATACTTTTCAATTTAAGAGAGTATTAAGAACAAAGAGGAAAGGGTATTGCTGTTGTGCAACTTGGGCTTGGTGACAACAAAATGTATGTGCTGAGCAGTTCTGCACAGCAAATTGGAAAAAGTGTCCTATTTCGTAGAATCGACCATCGCGCGCGCCCGAAAGCGCCTGATTGGCACGCTCTTTGCTACAGGTTCATCGTCCTTCGGCCTCTGAGATAGAGCCCATTCAAATTAGCGTAGCATGATTGGCATTCTCATAATGCTTGTTCAATTAGCACACGCAAAGGGCCCTGCGTTGCTGCATGCACACGCAAGGCCCTTGGTCCAAGGCTATGGGGATAGGGGTGGGGGACCCCGGGTGGGGCTCCCCCCTCTAGGGCGAGGGGGGTGGGTCTCCCCCACGCCCGTATTTTTTCCACCACCAGAAATGAAAGTCCTCACAGCGCCCGGCGTCCTCGCTCCTTCCACATCAGGCAGCTGCAGGCCATGCGGATCCTCAGCTGCTGGCCCGGGTACATGGCGCGCGCCGCCCGCTGCGCTCGCAGCAGGCTGCCGCAGGTGATCTTGGTATCGCGGTCTTCGACCACGTACGTGCAGCGCTGGTCAGTCACGACCCCGGGCCTGAAGGCTTGGACCTCCTCCGCGTCAGCCCCGCGGTCGCTCCCGCAGAAGCGGCAGATCTGCAGGTCCTTGAACTCCACGTGATCGCACGTCGGGCAGTGCCAGACCCGCATCGGTCCTCCGCATCCGCGGTGCTGGTCGGCGATGTCCATCAGGCCCGCGACGTCGGGCGCCCATTCGCTCGTGATGCAGTGGCTGCAGGTGAACTGGAACCCAGCCCGCACCGCTTCCACGGTCGACGGCGGCAGGGGCGGGCCCTCCTGAAAGAGGAACCGCACCGCTTCCTTCGCCCAGAAGTCCCGCTGCCGCATGTCGCCCATCCGCTCGGCCACGCGCGCGTGGTCCAAGGCTTGGTCTATGGCGCTCATCGTTTCAGCTCCTGCACCAGCTTGCGCCCGGTCGACCGGGTCGTGGTCAGCTCGCGCGTATCCTCGCAGAAGGACACGAGCTCATCCAGCACGTCGACCAGTCGGCGCTCGCCGGTCAGGGATCGGCAGCGGTCGCCGAAGTCGATCGCGGCGAGCGCGAGCGACGGGAAGTAGTGGCCCCACGTCGTGGACCAGACGCCGCTCTCCTGCAGCACGGCCATGTGGGTCGCCCACTCATCGGGCTTGGTCTGGCGCAGGACGATCTTGGCCGGGAGCGTCGCCGGCGCCTTGGGCTGCACTGGGCCCTCCAGCAGGTACGAGCTCAGCAGGCCTTCGAGCTGGGCCGCCGCGGTGCGCAAGTCCTCCGCCGCCTCGGGCATGCCTTCGGCTTCGAGGTCCTCGGCGTTGGTCTCGATGGTGGTGATGGCCGTGGTCAGGATGTCGTGCTTCAGCATGGGCCTACTCCTCGGTCAGCTGCAGGGCCAGCACGGCCGCAGCGAGGGTATGGTCGACCAGCGCCCGGGCCAATTCCCGTTCGCTCTTCTGCTCGGGGGACAGGAACTGATCCTGCTCCCGCTCCTGCTGCTGGATGATGCTGCAGGCTAGGCGGATGTTCTCGGCCTTGGTCATGTCAGACCTCCACCCTGCACACGGTGTGCTGGTACGTGCTGACCTTGAAGTCGGCCTCCCTGCCGACGATCACCTTCAGCTT